CGACAGCGTCGCGCAGCTTCTGCGACTTCTCCGAGATGACGGTGCCCGCGTTGTCGAGAAGTGATGTCGCGCCTTGCATCCCGTGAGTCATGTCGTCGAGCCACGGTTTGAGCAGGTTTGCGCCGAAACGTGCGACGGCGGCTTTCATCCCGCCGAACGCGCCCGAGAACGTCTCTCGTAGAGCAGCCATCGAGCCGCCGAACTTGACGGTCGCCCCGGCAACACCATCGGTGCCGTTCATGATCCCGTCGGAAAGTATCTGCATCCCTTCGGTTGCAGGCACCGACCCGTCAGCGACCATGTCTTTCATGGCTTCGGTCGTGACACCGAAATGATTGGCGAGGATCTTCATCGCCGGAACGCCTTCGAGTTCCAGGCTGTTCAGACCGTCGTTCGTCACCTGTCCGGCTGTCGCCATCTTGCCGAAGGCGTCGGTCATCACGCCGACCGCTTCGCTGCCCTTGCCGCTCGCTGCGGCAGCTTCACCGAGCGACGTCAGGTAGCCAGGAACCTTGTCAGCAGCGACGCCGAAGGCGACGAGATTCTTTCCCGCCGTCGCGAACTGATCGAGGTTGAACGGTGTTCCCTTGACGACACCGAGGATCTGGTTCATGAAGTCGGCGGTCTTGGCAGTGTCGCCAAACTGGACGTTGAGCGCTGCTGTCGCGTCTTGGATCGTGGTCAATCGCTTGAGGCCACTACTGATCACCGAGCCGCCAGCGAACCCTGCGATGATCCCTGTCGCGAGCTTCGCCGCGTTCTTGACGTGGTCACCGAAACTCGACGAGAAGCCCTGGCCCGCCTGCTGTCCCGCAGACGCGCCTGCCTTGTCGGCACCCGCCTCGCGCATCGCCTTCGAGATCGCTGCCTGCGCCCCGTCGAACGTGGGGACGAGATTGATGTAGGCAGTCGCGATCGAGACTCCCGCCACAGCGCACTCCCTACTCGTCCCACCACGCATCGAAAGACTTGGCAGTCACTGCTGTCCCACCCCAGGTCGTCTTGACCTCAGGTTTTACCCCTGGCCGCTCAAGGGGTTTCGGCTTCTGACCCTTGCCGCCGCCGCGCTGGTAGTTCGCCACGTTCAGGATGTCACCGATCAGCGCGAGCAGCTGCGCCTCTAGAGTCCAGATCGAGTCTTTCCCGTGGGTCACGCGGTACAGCGCGGTGTCAGCTCCTGCGTGCTTGACGAACGCGACCGCAGCTCGCCACGAGACGCGCCCGCCCAGGTCGGCCAGCGTGAAGCCAGCGCGCAGCAGATCAGACTCGATGGCCTCCCACTGCTCTCGTGAGAGCGTCAGGAGGCCAGCTATTCCCCCGTACTCACACCCGAGTGAGCCGCCCAGCCCTCGGAGAACGCCTTGAACTCGTCCTCATCGAGCTGTTCGAGGATGCCCTCGATGCGCGGCCAGTCGTCGCCCGCCTTGACCTTGAGCACGAGCAGGGTCATCCGCGAGTAGTTCTTCTCCGCCTCGGCTTTCATCATCGCGAACGGCGGCGGGTTCTTGCCCTTCGCCATCGAGCGGATGCGGATCTGCCCGTGCGACGTGTCGAAGATGAAGTCATCGTCATGCCCCGGCCCGACTTCGGCGGTCACGTCACGAGTGGGTTCGGTGTAGGCGTAGTCGATCCCGTCGTGCACGTCAGGACCTTCCATTGCGTCGATCGCGCTCTGCGCGCGTCCGTTGGTGCTCGTCGAGATCGAGCGGGTTCGTGTTGTCATTGCGGAAACCCCTTACCAGTTGCGAAGACCCGGTGGTACCCGCCCGGCACGCGCGGGTCTCCGCGTGAGAACGCGTGCCGGGCAGTCGATGTCTACGCGCTGAACACTCCATCGTCGGTGTAGATGTAGAAGCTATTCCCAGCGCTGTCGGGCGACGCTTCGAGAGTGACAGGGTAGGTCACTGCACCCGTGCGGGTGTAAGAGATGTCGCCGCGATCGGTGATCTGGCCGTCAGGCACCACGATCATGATCTTGCGGACGCCGTCTTTCATCCTGAACACCCAGCTGCGCGGCTCGGCCTGCTCAGCGTTGCCGATGATCTTGAGCAGTGATCCGGTGGTCGCAGTCGCAGCAGTCGCAGTCACGTTCGCTTCGCCGAACACCGCTTTGGCGGTGCGATCGTTCGTCTCGAGGAACGTCCACGAGAACGTGCCCGTGAAGTCGCTCAGGATGCGGCGGATCGTATTGCCGCCCCACTCTTTGATCTTCTCCCACGAGACGTCCTGCGTCAGTGACAGTCCGTCCTCGGAGATGTAGCCGTTGTCGATGAAGTCGGTGTCGAGCACGGTGGTGATCGAGATCGGTAGCACCGATGCCGCGCCCTTCGGTGCGGAGAGGACCGCGCCCGTGACGCGATCGGGACCGGCTGCGAAGACAGCTCCGGCGTTCGGGTTTGCGGTCATTGTGGTGTGTGCCCCTTCCAAGGCGCTGTGCGGAGACCCTGGGAAGGTGTTGCCACTGCGCGCTATACGGTCGCGAACGACCGGATGGCGATGGAGAAGGACTGCGAGTACCGAATCGGGTCAACGTCTGTCGGCTGGTTCGTAGGGCCGCTGAACTCCTGGACCGTGTAGACCGGGTGCCCGGCGAGTTCCGTACCCGGCAAGTCGTTGAGCAGCGCCCGGCAAGCGTTCGAGAGCAGCACTGCGCGCGTCTCGGTGCGTGCTCTGCTGTCGACAGCGATCTGCGGCTGATCGGTGAAGAAGTCGCGGCGCGGCCCGCCGACGCGAGCGAGCACGACGCTCTCGGACGGGCGCTTGAGCGGGTCGGTGCCGAGCCGTTCGATGCGCGACGCCACCGGCACGTTGAACCCGATCCCCGGTAGACGCGCTGCCAGGTAGTCGATCAGCAGCTGCTCGGCGTCAGCGTCGACGATCATCCCGGCCTCGCCGCGTCGAGCGCGCCCAACAGGCGATGCTGGGTCGCTTCGGCGAAGCGAGCAGGCCACGTCGCTGTCCAGATCGCAGCGCGGTAGCGATCACGCCCCCGCTGGATCTCGGATCGACAGCCCGTGCCTGCTGCGTGCGCGACATTGTTGGCGCGCCGGGAGAGGTCGTTGCGCACACCCTCACCGAAGAAGATCTGCTCCGAGATCGCTTTGGTGTCGAGCTTGACGTCCTTCACGGCCAGGACCACCCCGCTCTCGTCTCGTCGTACGGCACCGCTTCGGGCTCGGTCACGTTGGGCGGCATCGGCCACGAGATACTGAGCACCGCGTCGGAGATCGCGACCAGCGCGAGAATGACGCCCGCGTGATAGATCGCCTCGGGATCGTTCGGGCGGGTGCTGAGCAGCCGGTGCGCGCACTCGTTCGCCCGCGCCGCGTAGATCTCTGGGCCTGTCACCCTTCCCACCGCTGCACGACAGCGACCACGTGCGGCCACATCGGCTGAGTCGACCAGTCGGCGGGATCACCGACGACCGAGTAGTCCTTGCCGTCGATCTCGATGATTGACGCACCGTCGACGTTCGCTGTCGGGGGCATGTAGAGCCGCCCGGTGCGCATCGTCGCCTCGCGCCGGTCGTCCTGTTCGTCGCCGTCTGACGGCTGCCACGAGCAGTTGCTGATCGTGCGGCGCGTCGGCTCAGCGGTGAAGTCGAAGACATGCGCGCCGTGATCGCTGATCGTCGGGTAGGTCTTGACGGCGACGCTCTTCGTCGCGAACCACGGCAGCGTCATCGCTCACCGTCCGGCGATGCAGTACGGGGCGAGCGACAGCTCTTCGGCGGGCGTCAGCCCCAGGCCCGTCGATGCGAGCTGCACTGACACCCCGCCTATCGCGGTGATCGACTCGCCACGCGGGCTGGCAGCCACCCGCGCAGCGATGAGCACGACCTGAACGGCGACGTCGGGCACCGCGTCTGGTGCCCACCCGTGGGTGATCCCGATCGTGACGCCGCGCAGCTTGTCAGTCCATCGCCCGTTGATTCGGACGATCCCGGCCTGGGTCCACTGCGCGTCGAGCGGGTCGATGTCGGTGCCGTCGTTGCTGATCGTGGTCACGTCGACGACGTGCGCACTCGGCAGCAGCAGGCACTGACCGCCCGAACCGTCGAGCACGAGAGTCTCGTCCAGCTCGGGAATGATGTGCCAGCCGCAGTATCGCCGAACGCGCGCTGAGATCGCGCCGAGCAGCCCTGCCGGGGGCGCGCTCTGCACGATCGCCGTGTACAGATCCGCTGTCGCGAGATCGGTCATGGGCGCGCACCCCTCTCGGGAGATCTACTTGGTCGACGCTGCTCTCGCCTTGTTCTGCGGCTGCGCTTCTTTGCGTCGGTAACGATCGCCGTGCTTCTCTGCGTCGGCGCTGCTCAGCAGCAGGGTGTGCGGGATCGGATCGTCCGACGTGTACTCGACAAGCTCGTCTGCCATCGTGCTTCTCACTTTCCTGGTGTGGCTCACCGCCCGGCGCGCGGGGCGTCATCCCCTGCCGACACCGCGCGCCGGGGCGGCGAGATCTTCGACTACGGCGCAGCGGTCAGCGTCACCTTGACGAGCCCAGCGGGCCGCCGCACGGCGAGGCCGATGCGCTCTTCGACACGGGTCGTCACGAGGTTGTTGGTGAAGTCGTCCGAGTGGCTGTTCGTCGACTCGATCCGCACCCCGCCCTTGCGGTAGACGGTGCCAACCTGCTTGAACGCGCCGACAAGCGCTGTCCCGACAGCAGTCGACGGCGACACGACGGTGCGGAGCCCCCAGATGTTCGGGAAGTCCATGATCCCGCCAGCGCCGTAGCTGCCCTGGAAGAATCCCCCGCCGTAGTACTGGCCGTTGACATCTCGCGACAGTCGCAGCGTCTGATAGTCGGTCGGGTGGATGACGATCCCGTCCGCGTCCAGCCCGGCGACGACGCTGCACTTGGTGATCGCGCGAAAGATCGTATCGGCCACTGTGTCACCGCTCGCGACAGTGCCGCGCGCCTCGGTCTGGATGCCGCTGCGCCGCAGCAGCCCGAGCAGGTTCTGCCCAGTGCCCTGCCCGTCGAGCAGCTGCGCCTCTTCGACCTTCGACAGCTGATAGGGGAGCCGCCCGTTGATCTCCGAGACGACGAAGTCGAGATCTTCGAGCATCTCGTCGGTGAACTTGATGAACCCGGCGAGCTTGCGCAGCGAGTCGGTGACGATCGTCGGATCGGCGATGTGCACCTGTGGCTTCGCGGCACCTTCTGCGACCGGCGCGAACGCGCCCTCGAAGGCACCCTCGATGAAGTAGGAGATCGCTGTACCTGACACGCTTCCCGAGCCGAGCAGATCGGCGATCACCAGGCGGGGTCGAACAGCGGGGAGAATCGTCCGGTCGATCGTGGTGAGCACGTTCCCGAAGACGCTGCCGACGAATTGCGAGTCGGTCGAAGCCTTCCCGTACTCGGGGGCCGAGACGCTCGCCCCCGAAACGCCTTTCATCTCGCGCAGCTTCGTCCCGCAGTGCTTGACGAAGTGGTCGCCCCACGACTTCGGCTCGTCGTCACCGAAAGTC